CTTGACTTCTATAATCTTTGTTGTCTTATTTCCGTTCTTATCAACGACACATATTAAAAAATCTGGAAAGTATCTATGAACTTTACGATCGATAGGACTTCTATAGGGTATCCATAATTCTTCTGACTGCCATTGGACTATATTTCCGCTTAGATCAAAATACTTCATGAGCTTATATTCCCACGATGATCTAAATACAATATTACACGGATTTCCTTTATATTTTTCAGGAAATTTTGGTTTATATAATCCTTTTTGTGTAGGCATCATATATTTATGACTATAAATAGATCACATTAATAGGGAAAAATTCATATGCCTTTAGAAAAACTTAGGGAACCTGCCGCCCCAGTTTCTTATATGTTTCCGGGAGCGGAAAATATGAGACACCATAAAGCAACCTTTGAAGCAATTGAAACTACACAACAAAATAGAAATGCTGATGTATTTGATACGACTATAGGAATAATTACACTTCCACTCCCTTCAGAACTTGTTGATAATTTACAAGTTGGGTATGATCAAATAGAATTGGGTGGTATTGGAAAAGAATTAACAAATCTAGCTACGGAGGGTGGTCGTGAGAATGCTATGACTGCTTTAAAACCAGCATTGGATGCGGTGAGCGCTTTCTCTTCGAACGTATTAAAAGGTGATATTCGAAATGCAATTAATGGGGCCAAGTCTGCACAGGGAAATTTGAATCCAGCGAGTAATAGCCCTTTGGCTGGAGGTTTTAGTGCGGCAATTTCTAAGATTGGTCCTGTCGCTAGATATGGTTTACAAAAGGCGTTCAGTATAGCTAGAAATCCACATAAAGAAATGATTTTTAATTCAGTAAGTCTCAGAGAACATTCTTTCAATTATAAACTTTCACCAAGAAATTTAGCAGAAGCTACTGTAATAGAAAAAATTGTAAGATTTTTTAGATTCAATATGCTACCCAGTTATTCTAGCGACTTTGCAGGAAATCATTTTTTTGTGATTCCACCAGAGTTTAAAATAAAGTTTTATAATGGACTTCATCCCCATCCATTTATAGTTAAGCGTTCTGTATTAACGGCTGTCAGTGTAAATTATCATCCATATAACTATCCAGCATACGTTGGGAGTTTGAGAGGATCAGTTCCTCCAGGAAAAGTTTCTCCAGCAGAACTAAATCTTTCATTATCATTTAGAGAAATAGAAGTTCTAACAAGAGAAAATGCGTATGAAAGAAATACTGCTGGAAACTTAGGATTTGCGCCTGGCGCATTATCGGGAGAATAAAATGGCACACTATTTTAATCCTTCTCCGATTATTGAATATAAACTTCCAGGCATTTCACCTCTTATGATCGTGAATAATATAACTGCAAGATTTAAAATATCTGCGGTATTGAAAACCTTCGGAGCTATATATTACGACTATGAAGTTAAGGATGATGAACGTCCAGATATTATCGCATCTAAATATTATGATGATGAAACTTTAGACTGGGTCGTATTATTGGTTAATGAAATTCACGATCCATATTATCAATGGGTTATGTCATATAGAAAATTTCAAGCATATATTATACAAAAATATGGCAGTATCGCATCTGCACAAGGTACAATCCGTCATTATGAAAAAACAATTCAAGAACGATCAATCGATGAATTGACAGGAGAAACTGTTGCAAAAAGAACTTTAATTGTTGATTCAACAACATACTCCGCAACTCCTTCCAATATGCGGAGACAAGTTGATTGTTATACTTATGAAGATGAATTGAATGAAAGCCGTAGAAATATAAAAATATTAGATGTAAAGTATATCGATATTATTATCGATGCGCATAGAAAAATATTTAAATAATGGGAGCGCAGCAATATACGACTGGTGAATCTAGTCTTAAAAAATTAACAATAACGAATGCAGAAAATATCGAGAGTGTTGATCTCAGATCAATATGTGCAGATATAGTTTATTATGAAAGCATTTATGACGCAACAATATCCTGTATCTTTACTGTTCAAGACGCAATAGCACTTCAACAGTCTCTTCCAATTATAGGTGGAGAACTTCTACAACTCGAATTCAGTCATATTGGAGAAGATAATGAAAACTTTATTGTTGAAACGAATTTAAGAGTCTATAAGTTAGCTGATAGACAACAACCAAAAGATGGTTTGTCTGTATATAATTTATATTCTTGTTCAGATGAAATTCTATTAAACGAAAGAGCATCTTTTTTAGTAAAAAATGGATATTCAGAATTCACAGCTTCTCAAGTTGCTGAAAAAATATTTTTAAATAAAATTTACCCTATTTCAAAAAAGAAATTAATTACTCGGGAAGAATCTGTTGGTTTAATTACTCAGGTATTTCCATCAGTGAGCGCATTTAAAGCAATAAATATCATGTGTAGTGAAGCCCAGTCATCAAAGAATCCATCTTCAAATTTTGTATTTTTTGAAACATCTCAAGGATACCATTTTACAACAGTAGAAAATTTATTTTCACAAAAACCAAAAATATCTTACTATTATGACGTAGTTTTGAATGATGATAAAGAAAAAATTAAAAATTATCAAAGAGTCTTATCACTCACTCATGTAGAAGATTCGAATATTTTAAGTTCTTCATTAAATGGTAAATTTGCAAATAGAGTTTTATATTTGGATCCGATTGCAAAAAAAATGAAAATATCGTCATATACATATAGTAAAGATTTCGATAAGACGAAACATTTATCTAACGACTTTCCTTTACTGGGAGTGCAACAGCTATTAAAATATACAGGAGAAAATTCAGAAACAGTAGAAAATTTTATTTCTACGAATTCGATATCAGCGCAGTCAGAATATATTTCAGCTGCAGATCCCGCATATAAAAATACATTTATAAGAAAACAAGAATTTTATGCAAAAGAAATTGCTACAATTGGACAAATAAAACATCAAATTATAAATATCGTTGTTCCTGGAAATACTTCTCTAAATGCTGGAGATATAATTAATTTAAAATTTCCAATAGCTTCGCAAGCCTTCGGCACAAGAAAAGAATCTGATAAATTTGCTGGTGGTTCGTATTTAGTAACATCTCTATGTCATAAAATTATAACAACTGGTGAAATCGTTACTATGTTAGAGTGTATGAAAGATAGCTATCAAAAACCAGCTACGTATGAGGTGCTATAGATGAATCAAAAAGATTGGATGGGAAAAAATGGATTCATTTGGTTCACAGGAATAATTCAAGATATTGATGATCCATTAAATTGTGGTCGCGCTCGCGTGCGATGTTTCGGTTGGCATTCCTCAGATTTTAATGAATTACCGGTTTCTGCTTTACCTTGGGCGCAAGTAATGATGCCGGTCACTTCTGCATCTACAAGTAGTATTGGTAGATCGGGAACAGGATTACTTAAAGGATCTTTTGTTATTGGATTTTTTATGGATGGTGATCAAGCGATGCAACCAATTATTATGGGTTCTTTGCATGGAATTCCAGAGCGAGAAACAAACGCTTTTTCTGATCCAGACCGTGTATATCCTACTGATCCAGGATATCCAGATACACCTAATTTAGCTTATAATCAATTTATCAATGATAAAATAACCACAGACAAAGAAGCTGGGATGGTCATTGATATTCCAACAGCCAGTAAATATGAGTTAGAATCTGTTACAAAAAATGATGGCGAAGAAGAATATTTTAACTATACGTGGAGTGAACCTTATCCCAGAAATGGAAAAGATCCAGTATATCCTAAAAATCATGTTACTCAAACCGAGTCTGGTCATGCTATCGAGATTGATGATACACCAGAGAATGAAAGAATTCACGTCTATCATAGAACAGGAACATTTAGTGAAATTCAAGATACTGGCGATAGAGTGACAAAAATCGTTGGAGATGATTTTGAAATTTGTGTGAAAAATAAAAACGTCTTTATTAATGGAGAATGTAATATAACAATTACTGGAAACGCTAGATTGCGTTTTGATAAGGATCTGATTCAAGAAGTTTTAGGTGATTATAATTTAATGGTTCATGGGAATATGCTTACAAAAATAAATGGAAATGATGTTAAGGAAGTCATATGTGATAGGTCGGAGCAGATTAATGGAGATGAAACTCGTAGAATTACTCGAAATCGTGTTCTAATTGTTGGCGAAAATCTTTCTGAAAATATTGAGCTCGAGCGTAGAATAACTATTGGTGAAGATATGACTCAAACAGTTGTGAGGGGTGATTCTAATTTCACAACAAAGGGAACAACTACAATTGTTTCTTCTGGAAAAATGGATATCGGAACTGGCGAAACCCTAGATATAGCTTCAGCAAGCACTATGGATCTAAAAGCTGGTGGAAATATGACCGCTATTGCACCTAGGATAGATTTGAATTAACAATGAATACTCAAACGACAGGTGTTTTTAAAATACTGATAGGAAATGAGCTACACACATATACAAATTATGACGAAATTCCAAAAACATTTACGAATCTGATATCGTTTAAATTAGATCATTCGTCTGAGCGACATACTGAAGAAGAACATACAATGATTGAAGAAAAAGCAAATCTAATTCATGAACTGATAACGAGGGAAACTAATTAATGCCAGCCGCGACGCGAATTGGAGATGCAGATGTTACGCATTGTTCCACTCCTCATAGAATAGAAGGATCGCCTACAGTATATGTAAATAATATTCCTTGGAGTAGACAGGGTGATAAAAATGATGGACATTTACTGCCGGGAGCACCGTGTCCATCGCATCAAGCACCAATTACTATAGGATCTACAACTGTTTTTGTGAATGGAATGGGTGCTGGAAGAGTTGGTGATGCGATAACTGCGTGCACAACAGTTGCGGAAGGATCATCTAATGTATTTGCTGGAGGATAATATATGGCAATAGAATTACCTAAAGGATTATCACCATTACCAAAAATAGAATGTGGTAAAAAAATTGAAATTGAGGAGTTTGATGCTGCAGTTGCTAAAGCAAAGGCAGATATTGCCGCATTAACTTCTGGAGGATTAGCAGATTCAATTGGTAGTTTAAAATCGTCTATCGATTCTGCAGCTGCGAAAATAAAAGAGAAATTGGATAATAATTTGATCGGAAAAATACCAAAAATTGATTTAAAACTTCAAGATGAATTCAAAAATGCAATAAATTTATTCGTGTCTGGAAATTCAACAGACGCGGCTGCTTCTATTAAGAATATTTCTGCTAAATTTCCAAATTTTGATATACAAAAAGCACTAAATTCTGCTGCTGGGATATTACCCGCCGGAGCTATTCCTGCAAATTCTGCAGAACTAATCGAAGCAGATTTATCAAAGATGAATAGCAATTTAAAAATAGCTCTACCAAAAATTCAACAACTTGGTGGTGATATATCATCTGGAGTGACATCACTTTTAGAAACCGCACAAACAGCTGTTGGAAGCGCAATATCTTCAATTACATCTGGATCTGGAACCACTGACGGATTGAATAGTCTAGCTTCTGAAGCTCAAGCTGCAGTGAGTGATGCTGCAGGAGAACTATCGAAACTAGGTGGTGCATTTTCAGCAAAAGATGGTCCAATATCCAAAGTGATAGATAGCCTCAGTGATACTGCATCTAGTCTTGCTGAAAATTTAACAAAAGGAATCGCTAAAATTCAAGAATTTGATTGTTGTAAAGATGTCCCAAATCAAAAAATAATCGAAGGAGTTGTTGTTGAAAGCGCAACTCCTCCAGTAAAACCAACGGTTGATGCTTTAAGAGAAGATCCCCCAACACCAGCTCCAAAACCAGCTACACCAGTTCTTGTTGACAAGTATTCGTATCCATTTTGGACTAAGAGTATAAAGGATTCATTTTTAGATACAATCGCACCGCTTGTTGACGGTAAGAGATCTCCGATAAGTAATAGGATTCCATTAGATAGAAATTCGCCAGCAGCTTTTCGCGCGGCTTCTAAAATTCTTGATCCTGCGTTACGTGCAGCAGACGAACCACTAGGAAGCATACCTATAGAAGAACTAGAAAGAAATACTGCGATGCGGAAGTCATTAAACGCTGCCATCACTTATTTAAATGATTGTGGTCAATTTTATTATTATAGAGTTGAAAATAATCTTATTGATACACTAAAATAGCTAATAAATACTGAATAACTAAGGATAATAATGCAACTCCGTCGATCAGATCAAATCGTTTATAGAGACTTCGATTTAAATATGAGAGCACATCCTGTTACAGGTAAACTTATAATTAGAAAAAATGACGATTCTATAAAACAGGCTCTTAAGAATTTAATCTTAACGAATCTATATGAACGACCATTTCGACCATCTTTTGGATCAAATATTGTTTATACGTTATTTGAAAATTATTCTTCAGAAACTGAATCACTTCTGAAGTCGTATATAGAAACTGCAATTAATAATTATGAGCCACGGATAGAGTTATTACAAATCGATTTACTTGGTGATCCAGACTCGCATAAATTGGATATCAGTATTCTTTTTAGAACAAAAATATTAACTGAACCGACCGAACTTATAATTTCGATAGATAGGATAAGATAATGCCAGCCAATACGACTATTTCTGTAACAGGTTTATCCTTCGATACGATTCGCGCAAATCTTCGCGACTTTATCAAAGCTAAATCACAATTTGCAGACTTCGACTATGAAGATTCTGCTATTGGCTCTATGCTGGATCTTCTTGCATACAATACATATTATAACGCATTCTACGCGAATATGGCTGCAAATGAAAGTTTTCTAGATTCCGCACAGCTGTATGATAGCGTTGTTTCTCACGCAAAAACTCTTGGATATAGACCAGTATCAGCAACTGGCGCAACTGCTAATGTAAGAATATCGTTTACTGATACTGCGACTCTTGCACAGCGTTCTTTAAATATTCTTAAAAATTCACAATTTACCACAACTATCAATGGTGTCAGTTATATTTTCGTAACTCCAAAATCTTATACTATTTCCGCTAATAGCACCAATGGATTTAGCGGAAATATTGATATAATTGAAGGAGTTCCGTTAACTCATAGATTTCTTTTCAATACTGCCAATACGTCGTTTATTCTTCCTAACGAAAATGTAGATACATCAAGCATCACGATTACAGCTACAGTCGCAAGCAATACACAATCATTCATTCGTGCAGATGATATTTTTACAGTCAATTCTAGCTCTAAAGTTTATTATTTAGATGCAGATAAACAAAATTTATATAAAGTGTCGTTTGGAGATAACGTCTTAGGAATTAAACCAGATACGAATAGCACTGTCACGATAAATTATCGTGTATGTAAT